AGTGAAGAAGATAAAATCGAAGCAGGTTTGATTGCAGATCAAATCCATGAACTAATTATTAAATCAAGATTTAAAGTTTTTAATGAAATCGATGAATTTCAACAAACTATTAAACTAAAGAAACTTGATATTAATGAGGTATATGAATATGTTTCTGATGAAATGAGAGCAAAACATTCACTAGTTGATGTGTTCTCAGAACTTAGCGATTACTTTAACATCAATCCTACGCGTTTTTATCAATCACTAGGAAATAAATTTAAAGAAGAATTAATCGAAGAACTTGACGAAAGAACAAACATACTGAAAAGAAAGAACATCAACAGATTATTCTAATTAGTTATGATTGATAGTACAATCTTAAACAAACCCGTAAAAAGGATTTGGATCTTAGGAGACATGCACCTTGGAGTACGTTCAAACTCCATGGAATGGTTAGATATCCAAAAAGATTTCTATGAAAACTTGTTTATTCCAACTCTTCAAAAAAATGTAAGAGAAGGTGATATTCTAGTACAAGTAGGTGATGCATTTGATAATCGCCAAAGTATTAATCTAAAGGTACTTAATTACGCAGTTGATCTTTTTGAAAGATTAGGTGAAATTCTACCAACCCATGTCATTTGCGGTAATCATGATATTTGGGCAAAAAAATCAAATGATGTAACCTCAATCGATTCTCTTAAGTGGATTCCAAATGTTGCAATCTATAAAGATCCTGAATTATTTAATTGGGGTGGAAAAAAGGTTTTATTAATGCCATGGAGAAGAGATGCTGCACATGAAGCAGAAACTCTTGCAGAATATCCAACCGCCAATATTGTCTTTTGTCATTCTGAAGTTAAAGGTATCAAATTAAACTCTAAAGTAACAAATGATCATGGCTCAGATTCCCAGTCATTTGACAGATATGATGCAGTGTATTCTGGTCATATTCATTATAGACAAAAGAAAGGAAAGTTGAGAATGGTTGGTACTCCATATCAATTGACTAGATCAGATGCCAACAACGCTAAAGGGTTTGATCTGGTTAATTTAGAAGACATGTCAGAGACTTTCTTTGAAAATAATATATCTCCAAAGTTTATTAAGACATATCTCACGGGTCTTTATAATGTACCTCTAGGTGAATTCAAAGAAGAAATTCGTAATAACTTCGTAGATCTATATGTTCCTTCAAATATTGCAGCTTCTAACGCGCTATCGAAATTAATTAATAAGATTCAAGAAATTGGTCGTAAAATCGAACCAAATATCTATGAGCAAGATACATTCATCGACAAAGATATGTATGACATGGATGAAATTGAAGATTTATATAAGAATTATAATATTCTTCATCTATGTAATATGTATATTGATGGTCTAGGTCATGATGATGAAACAAAAGCACAGATTAAAGATAAAATAAAGAAACTGCACGATCTCTGTGCTTATAATTACGATAGCGATCAATGAAAATTCAATCAATAGAATTTAAGAACTTTGCAAGTTACGGAAATTCAATTCAAAGATTAGAGTTTGAGGACGATAAATCAGAATTGTTTTTAACACTTGGTAAAAATGGTCACGGTAAAACTACCATTGCAAACGCAATTGTTTATGCGTTATACGGTAAAGTTGAAGGTGTTAAGTTAAGTGATTTACCTAATAGAATTAATAAAGATCTTTGGGTTAAGATTAACCTTCAGTGTAAAAATACAGAGGTTGAAATCGAACGAGGTCTTTCTCCTAATATATTTGAAGTACGCTTAAATGGAATCGAATTTGATAAGGCAGGTAAGCGCTCAGTTCAAGAATATTTAGAGGAAGAAATCTTTGGTATACCATATCATGTATTTAAAAATATCATTATTCTTTCAGTGAATGATTTTAAGTCATTTTTAACAATGACAAATCATGATAAAAAACAAATCATAGATAGAATGTTTGGATTTTCTATCTTAAATGATATGCAGCGTGCAATTAAAGAGGATCGTAAAAATCTAAAGACAGATCTTGATAGTTATGAGCGTGAACTAAAGCAAATTAACGAAAATATTACTTCGGTTAATATGAAGTTAAATCAGTTAATGGCTGAATCTAATGAAAAAGACAAGCAAAAGATTCAAGAGCTTAAAGATTCATTGATTAAATACAATGATAACAAGAAAAAACTTGAAGAAGCTCAAATTAAAATAACAGAATCATTAGGAACTGTTAACGAGGAATTAGCTGAAAAGCAAACAGAAAAGTCTTCACTTGAGTTTGAATTACAATCTTTAAAAAGAAAATTAAAGTTGTATGAAAGCAACGCATGTCCAACTTGTGAAAGTCCATTAACGACTGATTTTCACCAAGATCGTAAAGTTGAAATTCAATCTAAGCACGATAATTTGCCAACTCAAATTGAAGAATCTGAGATATCAGTAAATGGTATTAAAGATAAGTTAGCAGAACTAAGACAGAAAGATAGAGCAGTTAGAGATAAAGTGAGTTCTATTTCTGTTAATATTAATAATCTTAAAAGAGAATTACTTAAAATTCAAGATTCTGTAGGTAATGAAAAAAGCTTTATACACCTTAAACAGATTATTAGCGAATTTGAAGAGCAAGAAGTCGATAAGGTTAGTTCAAAAGAAGTTACCAATTCAGAATATTATTTCTTAGAAAAGCTAGAAGACATTTTAGGTGACGATGGTGTTAAAAACTTGGCTATCAAAACTATTCTACCGGGTTTAAATACTAACATCGCTGCCATGGCCCAAACCATGCACCTTTCTTTCCATATTCGTTTTGATGATAAGTTTAATTGTATTATTAATCACTTAGGTGAAGAAATTAATCCATTAACTCTTTCAACAGGTGAACGTAAAAAAGCAGATTTTATTATCATTATTGCAATTATTAAAATTCTTAAGTTAAGATTTCCACAATTAAACCTACTATTCCTAGACGAATTGTTAAGTTCAGTTGATGCTGATGGAGTTCATAACATTCTTAAAATTTTAAGTAATGTTATTAAAGAAAGTAAGATTAATACATTCGTTATTAACCATACTGTTCTTCCACATGAATTATTTGATAAAAAGATTCAAATCTATAAAGAAAATGGCTTTTCTAAATTTGAGATCGAGTCAATCGATTAATAATGATATATACTCTATATGGCAAGTTATAATTTAAAATACAATTCAGACGATAGTATCATACGTCATGCAATTATTGGGTTATTAGCTGATTTAAATAACAAGATTTTCTTTTATCGTCAGTTAGATAATAACACAAGAGTAACGGTTGATGTACCATTCTATTATGCAATTTCAGGTGATGATCAGTTTTTAAGAGATAATTTCTTATTTTCAACTCCATCAGGTCCTGATTGTTTTCCAGATGCTGGATTCGCGGATGGCAACTACGATCAAATTCCAAGAGGAGTCGTTAATTTAACTGGGATGTCAATCGATTCAGGAAAATTAGTTAATAAAAGAAACATGGGTTCTTATACTAAGATGAATCAAGAAGGAGCAATGGAAGGTTACGTTGCTGAATTTGAAATGGTTCCAATTACTTTATCGGTTGATGTCGAGATTCTTGTTAGTTCAACACTAGATGCCTTTAAACTAACTGAAGCGATTATTAAAAAATTATATAAGTCAAACTATTATAATGTAGAAGTAGGTCATTTAAATGAAGGAACATATCGTTTAACTTCATACTATTCAGTACCTGATGACTATGAAATTCAAAGACCAATTGATTTTTCTTTTGAAAAGAAAGAAGAGTATAAGATTTCAGTTCCAATCGAAATTAATACGTTTATTCCAGCATTTGAATGGGATACTGAATTACACGTTGGAAATAGGATGTTTGAGATCAGATCAACTTCTGTCACAAAGGCTGATTTAAACGAACCTACTCAAAATCTAAATAGAGCACAGGACACTCAAATGATCACAGGAGATGGAGTTACGGCAGGTTTTGTAAATACAAACTATGTGTCAGATTCTACATTTAATGCAAGTGCAATACAACTACCGTCACAGCAACCTATTACTAGAAATGTAATCGATTTAGATGCTAATATAGTTTCTCAACCAACTGTAATTAATGCAGGTTCACTTGGACAAGAAGCAATTATCATTGCAACAAACGGAGACGTAACAATAGATACAACAAACTTCGCTGGATCTCCATCAATTACTATTTTATCAGGCGGTACAATGTCTATTAAATATTTTAATGGATTATGGTATCCTATTGGTTCAGTCAACACTAATATAATTTACTAAATTATTTAGATATATACAAAAAGAAAAAAATTAAACATTATGAAGACTAATATTTTAGCACCTTTCGTTAAGACTGAAGATTCTGTAAAATTCTACGTTAATGGTAGAGTTTTTGAGATGAAAAATAATGAGCTTAACGAAACAGAAACTATAGATTCAACATTAAAGTCTGCGATTGCAGCTTTTGAATCTTTTGACTTTTCAAATGATAGCATTAAGTGGTTCCATGGTCCATACAAGTTTTCTTACGTTATGAATGAAAGCACATTTATGTCTAATACTTCATTAATCGAGGGAAATACATTCTCAAAGCACGTTCTTTCAGCTGGTATGGTAAGATATGAGCATAAGCATAAAGCTGAATTATTTGAATCACTACCAACTTTATTAGAGAACTTTATCATTTTAGATTTTGCAGCTACTTTTGAAGGAAACAATAACATTGTTAACGTTTTCAAATTAAACGAAGAAGTATATGTTGCAAGATTTAACACACAGAATAGAATCTCTAAATTCTTTAAAGCAAGCAATGCAAATGCAGCAGCAGAATTTGTAACAGAACAAACTGGAGAAAGTGCAGTTACTTTCTTAAGAGATTTAGTTGATGGTGAAGCAGCTCAATTAGCAGAGCAAGAAGCAACTATCGCATCTTATAATGATATGATTGCTTTCTTAAAGGACCAAAGAGGTTTATTAGCCGAAGCTGACAAATCAATTGAAGAGATCAAGGCAGCTGATACGTTAATCAGTGAAGAGATCAAAGTTTGGGAGCAAAAGATTGCTACTATTTTAGCATAACACCAAACTACACACAAATTCAACTAAGAGATGAGGGTTAATTCCCTCATTTCTTGTTTTTAAACCTTTTTTACTTTTTAAGTATAATCTATATTAAATTAAAATTAACCAAGTGGCTAGAAAAAAGAATTACTTAAATAATAGAGATCTTTATGACGAAATGAAGCTTTCAAAAGAACAAGATAAGCTAACTCCTAATGCGGAGAAGATGCTTATTCTTCTTGCTGAAAGAACTATCAATCGCATGAAATATGTTAGCGAAGACGATAGAATGGATTGCCTCCAATTCGCTATTTTAGATCTACTTAAATACTGGAGAAACTTTAATCCAGATTATCCAAACGCGTTTGCATATTTTACAGAAATTGCTAAACGAGGATATGCTAAAGGTTGGAATAAGATTCATCCACAGAAATATAAAGGAACTATTTCAATTGATGGTTCTAATGATTATAGTGGAGAACAGACTGGAATTTATACTATCTAAATGTCAATTAAAAACGTCAAACCTACTAAAAACTCAGGGTTTAATCAAGGATATTTTACCCCACAATTCCCACAAAAATATGTTGGACCAACTCCGATCATATATAGATCTTCATGGGAACGTAAGTTTATGATATGGTGCGATGTTAATGATAAAGTAACGCATTGGTCAAGTGAACCTGTAGAAATTAAATATTGGTCAAGACAGGATAATAAACCACATAAATACTATCCAGATTTTTATTTTAAACAGATTCAGCAAGATGACACAGTTAAAGAATATTTAGTTGAAATCAAACCCAAGGCACAGATTCAAAAACCACAACCACCCAAGCAAAATTCAAGAAAAGCATTAGAATCCTATAAATTTCTAGCCGAACAGTATGTTAAAAATATGGATAAATATAATGCAGCTAAAAGCTATTGCGAAGGTAGGGGTTGGAATTTTATAGTACTAACCGAAGATACGATGTTAAATGGGTTACGTTAAAAATAGAATCAAAGAACTTAGTAAAGAATCTGGTAGTATGAATGCTGCCAAGAAAACGGCTGAGAAATGGTTTGAAGATAGCGTAAAAAGTAGAAAATTAACAGAGGCCGAATATACTAGAGCACGTTTTGAACCAGGTAAAATTTACGTATTTGAATACACACCAATTACAGAAAACTTACCATGGTTTGATAAAAATCCAGTTGTTCTTGCAATTGAACAAGTAGATGGAAATGATTTAGGTATTAATTTAAATCTTCTACCCGTTGAATTTAAAGAACAATTGTTAGATGATTTATATAATAGATTAGAACGTCAGATTAATAGAGCTAGTTCTGGTAAAAGAGGATTAGATGCAGAAGGTCAAAAGCCTTTAAGAATTACATATGATGGTATGAAAGCATACTTAAAAAGATTTGGTTTTGATTTTGCAATTAGACAATATATTCCTAATCGTAAAAACAATCAAGCGGTTATTACATATAATAGATGGCCAGATATCGCACTATGTGACTTTATTGATTTAGAAGGAACAACGGTGCAACAAATTAGAGCAATGTTTTCTAATCGATAAAAAAAGAATATATAACTAAAATATAATATAAGAATATAATGGCAGGATTCGTAGATAGAAACGGACCATTCAGTTACAATAAGAAACCTTTTACCCTGAGAGATCAGCTTAAAAAGTTATCTTCGTTTGGTATGTATTATGACGATTTAGTCTTAAGACAATCACAGGCGATTGGTCCTATTGAAGACGCGATTGGATATGGTCAGATAAACCCACTTGGTTTAGATAATGATGATATGTATGGTGCATTTGCTGCACTATCGATGTCAGATACAAATATGCGAAAGAATATCCCATTCTTTGATCAGAATTACGCTGCTAAAAGAGATGAACTTCGAGCATTTTCAACATATGATGAAATCGAAGATATCTTAGATATTCTTTGTGACGAATCAATCGTATACGATAATAAAAACTTTTTTGCAAATCCAGAAATTATCGGAATGGATGTTAGTGATGAAGTTCAAAAATATTTAAATAAGTCTTATAGAGACATTTATCAGTATTTTGGATTTACACAAGATCAATCTGCATGGTATTACTTTAGAAAATTCTTAATTGATGGTTATTTAGCATTTGAAATTATTTATAGTCCTGATCAAACAGAGATTATTGGTTTCAAGGAAATCGATCCAATTACACTTGTTCCAGGATATAATAAAACAGATAAGAAAAAAGTTTGGACACAATTTAAGGATAATCCAACTAAAGAGAGAACATTATATGACTCTCAGATCATTTATATTTCTTATTCATCTATTACTACAGCGTCTAGGGTAAGTTACCTAGAGCGTCTTGTAAGAGCTTTCAACCTATTAAGAATTATGGAACACACCAGAATTATCTGGGCGGTTACCAACTCTTCTTACAGAATGAAATTTATCATCCCAGTTGGTGGTAAATCTAAGACCAGAGCAAAACAATCTCTTGCTCAATTAATGAGTAACTATAAAGAAGTTGTAGACTTTGATTGGGATTCAGCAAGCATGACAACCAATGGTCGTCCAATGCTGCAATTTAATAAAGAGTATTGGTTACCTTCTAAGGATGGTGAACAACCAGAAATTGAAACTTTAGGCGGTGAAGGTCCAGAATTAAATGATACTGAAGCTCTTAAGTATTTTTCTGATAAATTGAAAATGGTATCTAAGATTCCATTCAATAGATTCATGTACGAAGATGGTGGAGGCGAATTTAATCTTGCAGCCGATGGTATGATTAGAGATGAAATTAAATTTTCTAAATTCATCAACCGTTTACGCTCAGTTTTCCAAGAGGTATTGGTTAAGCCACTTTATATTCAAATGTGTCTTAAGTATCCTGAATTTTCAGACGATCCAGGATTTAAAACTCAAATCTCATTACAATTTATTGAAGAGAACATGTTCTCTGAATTAAAGCACATGGAAATCATGGAACGTAGAATCGATTTCGTTAGTCAATTAAAAGATTCATTAGTTAAAACAGATCCTGTGACAATGGAAGAAGAATCATACTTTGATATGGATTTCTTAGTAGATCGATACTTAAAATTATCTCCAGACGATAAAGCAGCCAATGAAGCATATAAAGCAAGAAGAACTGCAAAAGATGCTGAAGAACCTGAAGTTGATCCAATGGACATGGGAGGCTTTTAAAAAATTAGATATATAATTATATGAAACACGTAAAATTATTTGAAGAATTCTTAAGTGAAGAAGCAATGAAAGTGACTCCAGAATCTGACGTTATTGTAGACGATTACATAACAGATAACGCTGAAGAAATCAAAAGTAGCGAGATTATCGGTGCTATTGTAAGCTCAGAATCAGAAAAGGAGTTTCAAGATTATTTTTATAATACATATGGTCAAGGAGCTTTCACAACAAACGATATTCAAACTTTGATTAAGTACTATAATGATTATCTAGAAGAAGTAACTGCTAAAGAAACAGAGGAAGAAGAAGCTGCTAAAAAAGAAACTGAAGCGGGTTCTGAAGAAGATCCATTGGCAGGGATATAATAATATTTTTTAAAAATCACACTTTTTACAAAAGATATATAGTACAAATATAATAAAATAATAAATATGAGCAATAAAGACCTATTAATCTTAGAGAGATCTTCGTCTGAATTAGAATTTAAAAGCGAAGCAGGTGTTTATATTCTTGAAGGTATCTTCGGCGAGTTAGATAAAAAGAATCGTAACAACCGTATTTATACTGCAGAAGAATATTTACCACAAATCGAGGCTCTTCAAGATAAAATTAAGGCATCTAAGCTTTTAGGTGAATTAGATCACCCACAAAACTTTGACGTTTCTTTAAAGAATGTTTCTCACATTATTGAAGAAATCACATATGATGCTGAAAACAAACAAATCAAAGGTCGTATCCGTTTATTAGATACTGATGCAGGCCGTCAAGCTAAAGCATTAGTTGATGCTGGAGTTCCACTTCAAATTTCATCAAGAGCTGCGGGTGCAGTTGAATCTAATGGTCAAGTAAAAATTAAACAATTATTTACTTATGACTTAGTCGCTGATCCAGGATTTGAAAACGCTGAATTAAAGCGCGTAAACGAATCTTATGGATTTGAAAACGATTCAGATATTCAAATTTACGAAATCAGTGGTCCAGCTAACTTAACAGAAAACACAACAATTGAAAATAAAGAACCAGAAAAAATGGCAGAATCTAAATTTATCACTGTTGAAGATTTTAACAAATATTCTCAATATCTTTCTGAAGAAATTAAGGGCATTAAACAATCTTTAACTGAAGCTAATGAAAGCGGTAATGAA